TAGACATACCAAATGGTATGGCACGTGGTTCCGTTCCGTACCATACCAAATGGTATCTCACTGTTTCCGGTCAGCTGTGAATCAAATCATAGGCATCACCTCAATCGTCATGTTTACCATTGCCGTTCAGCTGTACGTACTTGCGTATCATGCGTATCGCAAAAGCTCCAATAACCAATCCAACACCTAGCATCATCCCAAATATCCCAGCGGCCAACAACAGCCAGATTGGGTGATCAGCGGCTGGACTGGCAAGCATGTCCCTCCCAGTAGTTTCAGTTTGGCCAATGGATGACAGACCAGATCGCATTCACGACATCAACAGCTACACCAGAATACAGAGTGATCTTGATGCCCCTGTTCGCATTGGAGTAGCCGACGCGGGTATCAACAATCTCCAGATTGCCGCCGCTGCTTTGGAACTCCTGCCAACTAGTCACACCAGTCTGATCGCCACTAGCTATGTCAACAAAGCCGATGCGGACTAAGAATGTCTGCCCTACAGGCATGCCTTGTACCACGCATGAGAATGTTGAAACATAGCTAGCGCCATTGCTCCCACCAGTCTTGATGGTGCTACCTTTTTGATCACCAGTCGGCTCATTGGTGCCGTAGAAGATGTTGCCGGTATCCCAGTCTTGCTGATCCCACTTCATGTCCCACGGCGTGTTGATTTGATTGACACGCAATGCCTCAATGCGTTTGGCTTGGAATCGCTTAGGCACGTCATCCTCCTGTCCGTTGCCTCCACCGCCGCCACCACTGGTTGATTTGCCGATGATGACGTCAGCGACTGGCGCCAATGAGTTGTAGTCATCTGCGTATTGCCGCAAGATCGAAATGTGGATGTGCCACAGATGGCTGTCGTCAGACGAAACCGCATATCCGCCTTGGTAATCCCACCCACAAACCGTGCGTCCATCTGTTGAGCCATAGAACTCACGCAGCACCTTGGTCAGACGCGCGTCGTGCTTGGCGTTGAGCAGTCGCTTGCTCACGTCATATTGCGGTTGTGCTGTGGACCATGAAATATCCAACGCACACGCGGCCTCGCCATTGCCCTTCTTGTCGGCTGCTAATTGGACTGAATAGTCATTGCCGCCAACGTAATTGCGGCCGCGATGATAGCCATATGTATGGGCCTTATCCCCAATGATGCCGCCCATGAGCGCCGCAGAGATGCCTGCCTTGATGTCATTGAACATGTTGGTGATCGCTTGTGGCGCATACTCAGTCATCGCGGTGACGTCCTTCACCAAAAGGATGGCGCTCACCTTCAGGTTTGTGCTCCTCAAGCCACCATTCAGGCGCATCGCCCAATCGTGGAGAGTCGCCAGTTTCGCGTCGCTCTGGCTCTTTCTCAGACTCTTGTTCTGTCATTCCCATGTCTCCCAACTATGTCATTGGCTGAATGACCGCAAGAATGTCCTCATCCGTAATCACACTGGCGTCATTGCCTGGCGCGATGTTGCCGTTGACTCGCGCTGAGTCATACTTCTGCGACCAACCAGGCGCATTCACAATAGCCCACTTGTGAATCATCACCCAATTTGATGCCTGTTCCGCACCATCACCCGCATCGCCCTTGTTTTGCTCGCTGGCGCATGCGATGAGCCTCTTGTTCAGATACTCATCGTCATGCATATCAGCTGCAGAGTTGTAGCTCAATTTGACCTCCTCAGGTCTTGATGATGAACTGAACGCAGACGTATGCCGGGACGTTATTGGCTGCATCTGTTTGTCCAATCAAGGCAGCAGATGCGCCCTCACTGACACTTACTGTGCTGACAGTTCCAGCCAACTTGCGAGTAGCAGTCCATCCTCCTGGACCGCCCAATGCAGTCATCACACCACTATCAGTAGCAGAAGCAATAGATGACGCGCCACCTTGATTCGACAATGGGTGGGAGTGACTATCCGCGCCACCAGTTGTTCCAGGGGCACCACCACGTGGGAACTTTGCATTCATGTTTGGCAAATTGAACGTTGTGCTTCCATCGCCTGGGCCATATGCGGTTCCAATTACCGCAAACAAGTTCGCAAACGTTGTGCGGGAGACTGCCGAACCATCGCACATGAGATAGCCTGTTGGCGCTGATGATCCACCAAACATCTCAATTACGCCAGCAGGAGTTGCCGTGACAGTCGCAGATGGACCAAAGATTGTCGGCATCAATTAGCCAATCCGTACGAACTGCATCCGATGCCCTGCTCCATATGGAGCCAGAGCCAAGTTGGCACCACTGGTCTGCCAAACTCTGCAGTCAATTACATCACCAGCCGTAGCACGGTAAATGTGTTGGACTTGCACAGCTGAAGTGCCACCAGATCCAACATCATTGCGGTTTGCCTCTGTGTTGTTGATAAAGACAGCAGTAACTCGACGACCGACGGTGCTGTTGGCCCAGCCCATCTGGAAGTTCATGAGTAGCAAAGCGCCATCGTTGGCGGCATTGACGGTCAACGCTCCAGTAGCAAGCACGCCGATGGGCTGCCCAGGCGTAGCAGTTGACCAACCGGCAAATGGCCCATTCCATACCCCAGCAGGCATGCTACCATTCATCTGCCCCAGATGATCCTGAAAGATGTTTGCCGGCCATGGTGATGGCGTCATGCTGCCTAGGCTGTAACCAGATCGAATATGTAGGTTTGTGCCATCGCCCTCAAGCGTGCAAGCAGCACGTTGGCCGACCAATGTCACATTTGTGTCACCATCAACCGTACCAGACGATGGCGTCACAACTAACGTGTTCGTTGAGCTGTCCACACGCTTGACTACATATGTGTTGTTAGCCGTGACTGGCGCCGTGAGTGTGATGTTGCCGCCGCTACAATCAACCAACGCAATATCGCCATTATTGAGCGTTGCATTGGCTGAAATTGGTCGAATTGTTTCGCCTGTGCCGCCGCCTGCTGGCCATGGGTTCCAAGCAGAACCATCAGACACATACAGCATTTTTGTTGCTGTATTCCAATACATGTCACCAGCATTGCCGACTGCGGGTGCCGCTGCGTAGGGTGCCGCGTTGGTGACTCCATAGCTGCGAGGCATGCTAACCTCTCAATTGAGCCGTATAGACGGCCTGGTGATCAGTCGCACGTGTCACCCTTGGTCCTATGATGCGTTGGTAATTTGACCAGTGTTGTTGTCGTGCGAATGCGGCATCAATTCGAGCAATATGTCCTGCGCGGATCAAGTTGGTACGCATGGCGATCCCAGGATGAAGCTCATTCCAATCACCAGCAATTACTATGTGTGCCTTTGGATGTCGATTGATGTACCTAACCTCAAGATCGACATCCTGCGCTCGCCATTTGCCTTGATGTGGAAAGCGATGTGTGCTGGCCGTGTTGTGTACTCCGATCACCCGCAGACAGCGATGGCTGATGCGACTACACAGACGAGCAATGGGAATCCGCCATGGATGACCATTGAAGTAAGGCACAGTCAAATGCGATCGCCACATCAATTTGAATGCGGCACGTCTGTAGAATATGGAATTGCGCGTGTCTCCAATAGGATGGACGAGGGCATAGGCCCCATGCGTGTCGGCAATGAACGCCCTGGCCTGGCTAGACTCCAACTCGACAAGCACACCCAAATCCGCTCGCTGCTGTTCGATAATGCTAGCCATGATACCCATACGTGTAATCCCACTTGCCCTCCCTGGGTCATTACCATTCGCTGTGGTATGGCTTGCGCCTTCAACGTTAGCCCAAAAGAGCATAATGGCGATAAGCAAGCTAGGCATGATGATCAGCCCACGATCACAACGCGATATCCAGCGCCCAAATTGGGGTTGTATCGAATTGTTGCTTGGGTGAGCGACGTCGCATCCCAGTCAACTTCCACCGCCGTGTATGGCGATGCGCCATTGAGCACAGTGAGTTGAATGTCTCGCGTGTTGAGATTATGGGTGACAACCTCAGGACTTGCTGTACCAGTCAATGCCGCCGCAAACTTCTTGGTCGTGCCAGCGACAGCATTATTGACGTATGCCTGAGTCGCAATGACCGCAGTGTTGACCGCGATGGAATCAGCGACAATCGTCAGCGTTGTATCAGTAGCAACAGCATCGATGGTATTGCCGGTTTTGGTCAGGCCAGCACCGGCGTTGACTTGTCCGGCGCCACTGAACTGCACCCACGGCATCGCAGTGGAGTCAATGGTTCCGCCCACGTCAGCGGTACAGAGCCAACCAGTGTCACCGTTGACGGTGCCCTGCTCAACCCATGTATAGGCAGAGGGCACTTCACCCCAAAAGTCCATGTCTAGTGCGCGATTCCAGACGCCATTAGCTCCGGTGCCCACGCTGCCGACTGTGTAAATGCCATTTTGCGACGCAGTAGTCTGATCTTTCACTAGCACACGGTCAGCTATGGCGAGCGTCACACCGTCGAGAGTGTTCGGCGCAGCAGTGAAACTGGCGATGTTCCCAGTAGTAGCAGCGTGGACTGACGCTTTCGCATCAAGACCTTGAATGGCGCCATCAACGTAGTTCTTGTTCACGCCATCGGTGCCTGCCGTCGGCGTGGCCAAGCCGGTGAGCTTGTGGCTGTTCAACGCGACATCAGTAGTAGTTGGGTGCGCCGTCGCTAATGCGCCAAGATCAAATGCTGTTGCAGTATCGGCCACAGCAATAGTGCCATCGAGAATCTTGACTGAAGTCACTGCGCCGTTTGCGATTACTGGCGCAGTCGCGGTACCAGTCAAATCGCCAGCAAGTTGAATTGTACCTAAAACAGTTGCCGTCGCTGGTGGTACAACTCCACCAATGGCACTTTGCCACGTTGTGCCATCATACCACTTGAGGATATTGTTGGTTGAGTCAAACCAGAGCAAACCCTTGGTAGGACTGGATGGCGCAGCACCCAAGTTCTGGACAACCGCATTGCGCAATTCATTCCTAGCAAGATCGACTGCGCCATAGATCACAGGCATAGCAGTCCTTTCAGCTCAGGTATGCCTCTCCACCGACTGAGGCAGAGAATGTCAACGTCACATTATTGTCGTCTGGGTAATTGACATTTCCAGGGTAAATCTCATCGTACGCAGAGTCAACGACTGTGACGTTTGGTCTGAAGCCAAGGTTGTGCGGTACACTCCATGTCGTTGCCGCAGCTGTCTGGTAATGCCTGTAATAACCAGCAGCAGACGCAGCCGTTGGCGGAACACCAGCGCCGATAACGACATTTACATCATTTGGCGGCTTGACGTTGAAGCTTACCCAAATATAGTTGGGATCGACTGCAGCAACTTCACCTTGGATGAGGCCATTTGTGACCGCATCCCACAATTGGACTAATGGATGCGATGTATTGAGATCATGCGTAACTGTGTAGATGAGACCAGCACTTGGCGCTAACAGCCTTTGTACATATGATGATCCGGCAGGCCCAGGAGCACCAGTATCACCTTGTGGACCTTGTGGGCCTTGAATTGGACCAAGATCAAACCATTGGGTGCCATCCCAATAAAACAAATGACCATTATCCTGCGTTACCCAGCCTTGGCCGGCATCTGCTGGACCCAATGATGGCAAATCACCAAATGAAGGTACCGTGCCGTCAATGGATACTCCAGCACCTGGCGGACCAGTTGGACCTTCAGGACCAACAGGTCCAGTCGGTCCTGGATCACCAGGCGGGCCAGTCGATCCAGCTGGGCCTGTCGGACCTTGGACTGGACCAGCATCAACCCAAGAATCTCCATCCCAGGTCCACAAATGTCCTGTGTCGTCTGAGATCCAGCCTTTGCCGGCATCACTTGGACCAAGACCTGTAGGCAAATCGCCTGGGGCACTTGGGACCGTGCCGCTAATATTGATTGGCGGTCCAACAGGTCCATCCGCACCTTGTGGCCCAGTCGCACCTACTGGGCCCTGTGGCCCCGCAGCACCAGTTTGTCCCGGATCACCCTGGGAGCCTTGAGGACCGGTTGCGCCTGTCGCACCTGTGGGACCTGTGGAACCTGTTGCGCCTTGAGGGCCAGTGGGTCCAGGTACACCTTGAGGACCAGTTGCTCCATCGGTGCCTGGCGGACCTTGCGGACCAGCTGGACCAGCAGGGCCTTGTGGTCCAATTTGACCACCACCAGAAACCATCGTCCATTCAGTGTCATAATCATTATCCGATGTCTTGACGAGACTCTCACCAGCAGTGCCGCCTGCGGGAACGCCGACGCCATCTGCGCCTTGTGGTCCAGCAGGTCCAGGATCACCATTGATACCAGCAGGTCCAATTGGACCTTGTGCGCCCGGCGGTCCACCGCTGCCTTGTGGTCCAGCAGGGCCAGTAGCGCCAGGCGGCCCAGTCGCGCCTGTTGGGCCTTGACTCCCAGTAGTACCAGTGGGACCAGCCGGACCAGGCGCGCCAGTCGCTCCGCCATGTGGCCAAACCGCAACCATGGCGTACAACGGTGTTAGCGTGACGCCAGAGGATTGGTACACCTGCATAGCATATTGCCTGCCGGCATAAAGATATTGCGGCGAAACTGTCCTTGAATCAGTCAATGTTTGGTTTGCATGAGCGTCATAGAACGTGAAGTTCAAATTGCTTGTAACACCATGCTCCCCAAGCATAGCGCGACGTTGCCCTGTGTTATTGCCTGGCCATCTGACCCAGAGCGCAATATGGTACCAACCATCAGCGTCTGGCTGGATATATTTGCCATCAGACGATATTGGCACTTGGCCAATTGACGTTGTGTCCCAGCTTGTGATTTCTATCCATGTTGATGTAGCGTAACCAGACATGGTAGAATTGGTGAGTACCGTTGGTTGCTGCGATGGATCAGTAGGGTCAGCGCTGGCAGGATTGCTAGCAGTTCGCTCAAGCGTACCAATGCGTCTGTCGAATGCCTTGAGCGCATCGACTGGATTACTTGGGAATTTGTCCAAGTAATTGGGGCTACTCATAACACACCACCTGGTATGAACGGTGGCTTGACGACCGTCATCGTGACAGTATCTGCTCGTGTCGAATCATCATTGATAGCAATGGCCATATCTGTGATTCGATATTGGTCGTTTATGTTTATGCGACCTTTCTTCACCACAAATTTGCATATGTCGCCAACCCATGCATCAACATTGCTCTGCCATGCACCAGGCTGTAGTTCGCATTCGTAGATGGGCACAACAGATTGTGCAGATACGGCAGTGTTGGCAGCCACATTATTGAGATGAGTCTTATCAAGAATGGCTGAATTGGACATAGCCAAGCCCATGCGACCCTCAGGCTTGCTGGCGATCCCAGACGCGTCAGCCTGAACAGGCGCCAACTTGACATCGCCATTGTACACGATTGAGTTGGCATACCCGCTGGTATCATATGACCTTGTGACCTTGCGTACCGTGCTGCCATACTCAAGCACGTAATGGCTGTTCATATTGTAGTAGAATGATGGAATGGCTTTGAGTGTCAAACCCATGGTACTGTTGGGGAATACTTGCCATCCAAAGCCGGTCATCACGCCAAGTGCTTCCTTGACGGATGTGCCGACCACAAAATCGTAATTGGTCTTACTGGTCGGCATCATACTGGTATCAATGGTGAACGTCGGGTGAATGCCCGACTGGCCTCTGATACAATATGTGAACATGTCGTTGATGATCTGCGCTTGCGTAACCTGCTTCCAAGTCCATTTGTGGCTAGGCTGAAGAATTTGCCGTGCTAACCACTCACGATACCCAAACGCATTGAACTGAATCTCATACGTATCAGCCTCGCCATCCAATGTATCTTGTGAGCTGCCGATACGTCCACGGAACAATAAGGCACCATTACGAAATACCCAAGCGTCAGTCACCAGTTCAGTGATGAATTGAAGGTTAGGATCATTGCCGTCCATGGTGAACGACAGCAGATCTGAGTCCACGACATGGTAAGTCAAATTGCGTTGCCTAGCAGTTGTCAACTCATACTGTGGACCGATGTTGTTATTACCAATGACGATCTGCCAGTGCGTCTTGGGCAAAGTGATGATTGGCGATGGCCTGACCACCGCAAATGGGTCAATACCAAGCGCACCCAAGATCGCCAGATCTGTCATTAGCCCACAATCTGAGCAGTCAATTGCTTGCGCGACGATGCGCTGCCGACCAGAACACCATTGCCGGCTTGGGAAGCCTGTCCAAAAACACCAAGCGTATGTGTGCCCGCAGACAGCTGCAAATCTTGTTCAACGACGATGCTTGAGTTGTTATTGGCGCCTGCGCCGACATACGCTTGCCCCGCAGCTATGGCTGTGGACGCCGTTGTCGGATTCCCATTGCCGCCATCCCTGATTCTTGCCATGATGCGACCAGCGACGCTGTTTTGCGCAACGCCGATGAACCTGACTCTGTACATTTTGGTCGCGTCTGTGACGGTAACAGTCATGTACGGCATAGTTGTATCACGTGCTTCAGTGGTGCTGAAATTGCTTGAGTTGGTTGTGGATTCCACCTTTTGATATTTGGTGCTTGCCGCCTGCGACGGTAATGCCGCGAGTGTCCGCAGATCGGTGATATCGGCAGCCAAGATATTAGCCTGTGCTGGCCGTCGCAAGCAGGCCGCCAATGCGATACTGTCCTTTGGGAGTGCGGGGACCGCAGGTGAGGCTGCCTCTGCGCCGCTCAAGCATTGCACTTGCCATTCATAAACGTGGTCACCAACGATCTGACCATCATGCGCTGTAAGGCAAATCAGGTCATATCGGTTATTGGTGGCTGGCGGCCCAGGCGGCTGAATGGTCTTGACGACCGCATTGCGGCAAATGTAGCTGTGTTGCTCTGCTGCGGATGTGCCTGCTACGCATGCTGTTCCGACCGCAATATTCAATATGGCTGAGCTGCTGCTGCTAATTTGCCAATCAGCAGCAGCCAATACACCAGCGCCTGGAAAGATGGCCATAGCCATCAAGCGATAATCAGCAGCGCCATAGCAAATCTGTGGCGGATCAGATGGATCTGTCGTTGGCTGCATGTACAGCGGCATGATATCGCCATGGATAACAGGAGCAGTCATTATGACCACCTATCTCGCCAATAGAACGTACAAGATCCTTTTTTGTCGTCTGAGGCATAGACGAATTCATTGTCGCCAGCCTCAAGTGTCACCCATGACGACTTTGTGTAATCCCACCAAGCAAGCCTGTTGATCGGTGGCGTTGCTGGCTCTTGCACCGTCTTGTACAATGTGTCGATGGCGACCTGCTGACCAGCCGCAAGCGTCACATTGAGGTAAATGCCCAAATTGGTCTCTGGGTCGTACACGCGTGGATTTTTGGCAGGTCCGACAAAGACAATGATTGGATATGTAACCACACTGCCGTCATTGGTGATTATGCTTGCGCCACCGAAGCTGCCAGCACTGAAGTAAACACATGATGAGCCTGGGAAGCAATAGCCATTGTGATCAATGCATCTGCCGCCTGTGCCGCCTGCGACTGAGCACGCTTGGATGTTGAGTGTGCTAGACTCCATGACGCCACTGGGAACTTTCCATGTAACAGCAGCGACGATCATAGGTCCATATTGCCGGTCAAGTGGCGATGTCAGTGAGTCGCACCGCAATATCATGCGACGTTCTTCATCCCAGCCATTCTCTTGAACAAACAACCATGGACGTCGATTTGGTGCGCATAAACGCCGCACCTTATCCCATGATACGGCTGGGAACGGGGCATCAAGCGTTGGCCTAATGTAACCATTCCACGTCACGACTTTGTCTGCATGGAATTCAGTCAAATCCGTTGTGCCATTAGCGTCTGGGATATTGCTCTGGACCGCACGTGGAGCCGCAAAGCCAAAGTCGATACTGCTTGTGAAATATGGGGAATTGCACCAGGTAGGATCACCATCGTCGAGCTCAATCCAGATGCTCTCACCCGTGAGCTCATCAACAAGCCGCGCAGTCGTTGGCATATCAGAACCTGCTTGCCCTCAATGCTGTTTCCAGCCGCTGGACTATGAATGCTGGGTCCTCATGCCCAAAGTCAATATGTGCGTCTGGGAACAAATTGATGACTCGTGTAGCGCCAAACCCACCGCCAGCCATGCCAACTGCGCCGGCAGCATTGGGATGCATGGGCAATTTGATGCTGTCGCCTACGCCACGCAATGTAGCATGGAGATTAGGCAAGTGCCCCTCAATGCCTTTGATGAGGCCTTCCATGATCCAATGTCCATGCGGCGTAAGCAATCTACGGTCATAATCCTCTGGGCCTTTATGGCTCTTTATGAAGTTGCCGATGCCACCAACCGCACTCTTGAGTTTGCTTTCAACAGACGATAGAATGCCGGATACCAAGCCGCCAATGATTTGACCGCCAGCACTCACCAGCCATTGAGCCGCACCCGTGAAGGCATTGGTGACCGCAGTCTTGACACCACTCAATGCGTTGCCGATCTTGGTCTTGATTGTACTCAAACCGCTGCTAATGCCATTCCAAATTGCGCCACCCAAATTGCCAATCGCGCGAACTGCTTTGCCTGGTAGGCCTGCGAACCAGCCAGCGACGTTGCCCACCCATGTAGTGACGTGATCCTTCATGGCGGCCAGGCCTGATTGAATTCCGCCCCAGATTTGGGAGCCCAAATTGCCAATTGCTCGCATAACCTTTGCCGGGAATCCCGCAAAGAATGTAACGACACCGCCAATGAAGTCCATCACCTTGGACTTCATGGTTGCTAGGCCATCTGTGATATTGTTCCAGATCTGCATGCCTAGATTGCCGATAGCGCGCAATACACGCAGTGGGAATTTGATATAGATGTCCACCCACAAATCAACGGCATCCTTGAACTTGCCTTTGATCCATGTGATCCCGGCAGAGATAGCACTCCAGATAGTGCGACCTACATTGCCTACCGCATTAACGATCTCACCGGGCAATTTGGTGAAGAATGCGACGATTGTCTTCCAATGCGTGATGATCAGCAACGGTATGCCGATAACTGGTGCGATGACAGCCAGAATTATCAAGCCATATTTCTTGACAATTCCAACTACAGTCTGCCAAACAACCTCAAATCCATGGACAAAGTCTGTGAATGCTTTCTTGACCGCATCAAATGCGTCAAGGAACCATTTCTTGAGGTCACGCGCAACTGCGTTGACCAAATCATGGAATGGCTTGAACTTCATGTACGCCAAGACAACGCCAGCAGCCAAAGCAGCAATACCGGCAACAATCAAAATCATTGGACCGCCAAATGCGTCCATCGCAGCATCTAATGCCCATTGTACGCCTGTCCAAACCTTGGTCGCTGCTTGAACGATTTTGCTCTCACTATTCCACGTGGCAAGCATCTTGACGCCCTTGCCCATTTTCCCAACGACGCCAGACTCTACGATTGCACCAAAACCCATGAGTGCGGGGCCTGTGGCCTGCAGGACTGGGCCAACCTTTTGACCCACAACGCCGACAAAGTCCTCAATTCTGGCTTTGATCGCTGCCATTTTGCCAGAGAATGTATCAGCAGCGATAGCTGCTTGGCCCTTGAGCTTCTCCTTCAGTAGCTCAATGCCTGCGGCACCACCTTGTGCGCCCTTGGCCATGTTAGCCAAGTCTGTTTTCAACGTAGATGCTTTGTCGCTATTCTGCTTCATGCTTGCTGAAAGTTCTGCGTGCTTCAAGGCATCATCATGCAGAATCTTGGTCAATTTGGCTTGCTCATCTTTGTTGCCCGTGGTAGCTATGCGATTCCGAATTTGGGCATCCCTCAATGCCAAAGCCGCAATCGCATTCTTATCTGTCTGTTGCTTGTTCAATGCCTCTGTCATAGCCATGTTCTTTTGGTGATATACACCTTTGTCCATGGCCGCATTGAGTGAATCCTGGCTGATGCCGTACAACTTCAATGTGCGCGTCTGGCCATTCATTACACGCGATACAATGCTGGCAGCACTTGCTAATGAGGTGTGCTTTTGAGCCGCAATATCAGCAACTAGATTCATGTTCTCATATGACTGGTGAATATCGTGCGTCCTAGTCACCAAATCTGTCAAGGCATCTTGGGTCTCAACTGCCGTATGCCCAAATCCCTCTTGATGTTTGATTGCCTCTTCAGTCTGGTCCTTGTATTTATCCCATGAGCCGCCAGCATTTTGGACCGCAGTCTGAAGCTGCCGAGTTGACGTCTTGTCCTTGTCTGACCAGGTGGTGATCATCGTGCCCGCAGCGGTCATCGCACCACCGATGCCCAGAGCATATACGCCAATGTTCTTTTTGAGGCCGCCTGCCACCTTGTCAATTTCACCGAATTTGTCGATGATTTCACCAATTGGCCCAAATGCTGGACCGAACGCACCAGCAAGCGCGCCACCCATCTGCTTGAAAGCAGCCTTGGCGCGACCACTTGACTTCTCAGCTGATGTGCCCACGCCCTCAATTTGATTCTCAACGCCCGTCAGGGATTTGCCCATGTCAGCTTCAGTGACACCCTTGATCCTGATGTAAGCTTCACCAATGACTGTCATAGCTGCTTCCCAGCTGGCGCAGGCAATCTAATGCCAAGCTTGGCAGCAAAAGCAGGATCAAGCTTGAATGGCTCAGGCTCCTGCTTTATGCCTTGCTGGGCATTGAATCGCATCAAATGGTCCGCCAATCGCTTGTCGATAGCCTCACGTGCTTCAACACGCGCTACTCCTTGCTCGCAGACGTCATCGATCACCATGCTATAGATGACGTTACACAATTCAGCAGCGTCCAAATCCTCCCAATTTACATTTTGCATGAGCAATCGACCATTGAAGTCCGCCCATGTCTCTTTGGCCCAACCAAATAAGGCTAGGCCGATTGCGTAGGGCGTTCTGTGTACTCCTCAGCTAGCCACTCAAGAATCTCGCCAAGTGTCTCGATGGGGATGGCGACATCATTGTCGTCAATGAGTTTCATAAATGCCGGCCTGTATTCAGGCAAGACCGCGCTATTGAGTAACGTGATCATTTCAGCAGCTTGGATGGATACGCCTGAATCCATAACGCCAGCAATGCGCATCATGAGATGCCCGGCAATTTGTCCACGTGCCTTGAACTTGTCAGTTTGCTCTTCCCATTCACCATCGATGAGCCGCTCATAAGTGAGCTCGAAGTCCAATGGCGCCTTGGTGTTTCGCGGTGCCTTGAACTGCTTGGTCATGCTCACTCCTCAAGTAGTGATGAGACGCAAATTGTCGGTCAGGTAGCGATTCGGCTGCGTACCAGGATGATTCGTGTACATTGCGAATTGAACGCCATTTGGTGCAGAGTCTGATGGGAACGCCAAAACGCTAGCTGTACGTGGGTAAATGACGTGTGGCCGCGTACCGTTGTGATGAATAAGCGCAATTGGATGACTACTGCCTACCATGACGATCGGCTCTGCGTTGCCGTTCGCCATAATGCGCTTGACGATGCTATCCCGCAAATGGCCGCGTCCACTAGTGGGTGTCTCACTGCTGTATCCGCACTGACGCTTAGCCGCAGCTTGGACCTTTTCAGCTTGCTGGATCATGAATCGGACGACAACGCCATTTGGACCTTTCAGCATGTCGTCCAAGGCTTTCGAGTCAATGACAATCTTGTAGCCAGGGCCATTGTTGATCTTGCCTTGCGCAACTTGAACGGCCATTAGCCCACCCACCCAGTCTTATTGCTGACGATCTCAGCGCTGTACATCATCTCATTGGCAGCAAAGCCGCCAAGTGGACCGACTGTGTGCAGTTCCCCAATCGTAGCAGGGACGTTAGGCGGCAAAAGCAGATGCTTGTGCTCAATATCCTCCATGACAATTCGCAGAGCCATCGCATCATCAAACATGATTTGCGTTTGGGGTCCATACTCGCTCACAGTCGGTGGCGAGCCATCATCATGTATAGTTGGAATGCAGCGCACCATGGTCACAAACAATTCGCAGGTCTTGCGCAATTTGCTATGCGTAACAACAGGATATGGTGTGTCTGCCCCTTGCATACCTGGGATAATGCGGGTGAGCCGGATAGTGAGCTGTTCACAGTCAAACACAAGATCGCTACCAGGTGCCACATATTGACGATCAGGCACCGTAACACCTTGGTTTACAAGGCCATCGGCAACCAGACCAAGCAATTTGGTCGCAAGGTCATAGATCATCAGTATGTGATCCTTTGCGTGAAATCCTTGGTACCTTTGATGACTCGGACCTCATACACCGTACCCTGCTGGGTATCGTTGTATTGATGGATAACCTCAGTCGCGCCAGCCTCAACAACATCGCCATCAGCAGTATCGCCCCAACTCACAGACCAGGCTGTATCAGCATCATTGATCTTGACCTTGACTCTTGCGCGATCATATTTGCTGAATATGATCTCGGCGCAAAACTCTGGCTCTTGAGGTGGATGCGCTTTGAACGGATCATGGTTGTAGCTCATGGCCAAGTCTGTCTGCGCGCCGTATTGGCTACATCTGGGCTGAACACCGTGGGGCGTCTGACTTGTCCTCCTGGATTGTAGGCTTTGATGAATATGTCAATTTGGTAATTGCCGGTCAAGCCTTTGTCCAGGAATGTCTGTGGATCCAAGATCGCAATTGATACGCCTTGCCTGGTAATGCTTGTGATGCGTTGCGGCAATGTACATGCTAGGCCTGGCTGATCAGCCTTGTACAGCTCAGTTGAGAGTTTGCCTGCGGCACTCTTGCCAATTTGTGGTGGGTCTTGGCCCCATGTAAATTGAACCTCAAATGTACACGGATCACCAATGGGGCATGACAATTTCTGGCATGTTGGCCATCCGCCATAGCAAGTCCGTACCAACCACTTGCTCTCGTCAATGCGATACTCAGACGGGTCAAGTATGTCAGCGTCAATTTGTACTTGCTCAACGCTAATGACCGGACTGCGACCCAGGCCAATTGTGTCTGGACCGCAACAATTTGTGTAATTGCATCCTGAGCAAATGCCCCACAACCAACTTGGGCTCCAGCCACCATACCATCCAACTTGCGCTTGCATGTTGGCGGCATGGGATCGAGCATCAATTTGATATGGTCTTGCTGTCGGGCGAACAGTTGAACTCATTGTGCCTGGGAATTGCCTGCCGCTCAATGAGTACAGCAATTCGACCGCAGAATCGATGTTGTCTTGCAACGCCGCATCGCCCTCAGGCGTGGTCGGTGCGTCAGGGCCAAGTATGGTCTTGGCCTCATCAAGCGTGATCCACGCGTCTGAGGGCAATACGGTCGTCATCATGCCTCCCTTGCGATTACGGCGCTTGTCCTGTCGTCCATGCGGTTCCGTTCCAATATGCGTCACTGGAGTCACCCAGCACTACATATTGACCCGTTGTCCACGCGGATGTCGGACTCGCAGTGATACCAGACATGCCGGCCAAATTGGCTGGTGCCGTGGAACCACTTGGCGTGAATGAACCTGGCGTACCCGCACTTGCACCAGTTGCTGCCTGTGAGCCACCAGGCACCTGCTGCATCCCAAGCTTCGCAGTGGGAATTGTGTCTGTGAACACGGCTTGAACGACAGAGTCGCTGTCCTGTTCCCAGTCACCCATCGGACCGCCATCCCAGGCAGGATTCTCACCCGCAAAGCCGTCATACACATTCGCCATCGCGTTGACGTCGATTGTGCGATTACCCTTGCGGAGATACATCCGTGGGAATACCCACCACATGTATGGCTGGTCTGGCGATTGATACCCATCCACGACGTATCGTGTGAAGGCCTCAACGCTAATCCCATTGGGAGTTGGGTCTTTCATCAGCGCTGGGTATTTGAACCCCAGCACATCAGTTACGTCGGTGGAATCGTAGAACACTTCACCGCCACTGAGCAGAACTTCAAGCTCAGGGTCAGGGACGCACAATTCCAATTCGATCGTCAACCGCTTCATGAGATCCGGCGTGCGATAGACAACACACAGGTTCCCAGACGCACCACGGTTGCTGATCTCTTGACCAGCTTCCATATCTGGGTTGAAGTCGATCTTGACCAATTGGTCCGACACGTACATGTCATTGCCCGGTGCGGGAGTGCCATCCGCATTGAGGGCAGTGACTCTAATCGCTACGCATTGCAGCGATGCTCCACCTTCATTTGCCATTTTGACCTCCCCTCAGAGTGTCATGGTCAAGTCGACATGGCAGAACGTGACGCCATCCCATGAAGCGCAGGCATATCGCTCTGCTTTCACTTCGACTGTGTTGGTCTTTTTGTCGAGTG